CCCTATAAGGTAATTCTTTACCCCTCAGCACTTCTTGTAGCACTTGCAGTTCTTCAGGCGACCACCGTATTTTACAACCCTTGTCATCTGTCCGCTTTGCTTTATAAGGTTCAACGTGGAAATAGTCCATACAAAGCGGACAACCTATATTCTTTCGGTGGTTCGTTATCGCATGAATAACGAAAACCACCTCACACTCGTTACAGATAAAATGCCTGTTAACACCCTTCACTTCTCTAGCACCGCCCAATAGGATTTAGCGTCTTTACCGTAGTGAGCGTATCCCGTCTTTACACCTTTACTGATGAGCTTATATCCACGAGCTAATTTTTCAGCGAGAGCCGTTTCAAACTCATATTCTCGAAAACGTTTTATCATGATTCGCATAAAGTTAATCCTTCCTATAATAGCTAGTCTCGAAAGCATCTGCCGTTAACAGTAACCCCTCTGCCCACTCGATAGGCTTACCCATAATGTCAGCCATAATATCAGCCGAACTTGTACCGATAGGTACTTCAGCTACTATCTCATCGTGTACGTGCATAACGGTTTTGTAGCCAGCCTGATGTAATCGGATAAGGGATTCGGCTAGGCAGTCTCGAGCAACAGCTTGAACGATGTTCTCGACTAACTTACCCCCGTAGGTACTTAACCTGCCCCAAATCTTTGTACCTTGTTCGGTTCCTTCGTAGGTTATTTGTTCCCTACCGAACCTACCGTCCACCTCTATCTTGGGCTTAACGTAAGCAAGCTTGCGACCTGACGGTAGCGTAATAAACAGAATCTTCTTCACAACCTCAAACTTCAACCCATACTGTAACGTGGTCGGCTTACCTTCTCTTACAGCGAGCCATGCGGCTTCCTCTACGTCTGCCCATAAGTTACAGATGTTAGGGTTAGCCTTACGCCAAGCTTTCACAAGGTCGCCCAATTCGTTATCAGACAATCCCATCTTATCAGCGCCCATCGCCTTCAGCGCACCAACGCCGCCTTGATAGCCAAGCGCTAACTCAGCAATCTTACCTTTTTGGCGTAGCGGGCTACCTTTATCAATGGACTCTATCGGAACCTTGAACATCTGAGAAGCTGATGCTTCGTATATCTTCCCATGGGTTGCGAATACGTCCATGCGCCACTTCTCTCCAGCGAGCCAAGCAATAACACGTGCTTCGATGGCGGAGAAGTCTGCAACGATGAAGCGGGAATCTTTCTTAGGTACGAAAGCCGTTCTGATAAGCTGTGATAGTATGTCAGGCACGTTACCATATAGCATATGTAGGGTATCATCGTCACCATACAAAAGCGCTTCTCTAGCCACGTCTAAATCGTCTATCTTATTCTGTGGAAGGTTCTGCACCTGTACAAGTCTGCCTGCCCATCTACCCGTCCTAGACGCACCGTAGAACTGCAACAGCCCTCGTATCCTGCTATCTCTGCAAAGCGCTCTACCCATAGCTGAGTACTTACTGACAGAGGTTTTGGCTAGCTCTTGACGGATAGCTAGAACACGCTTTACATCAGACTTCGTTGCCTGCTCCTTAGCTTTCTTCACCGTCTCTTTTGTAAGCGACTCTACGGGCGTTCCGTTGGCTTCAAGCCAACCTTTGAGCTGATGTATGCTTTTAGGATTATCTAAGCCTGTGAGCCTCTTGGCTTCGTCCTCGAGCCTGTTTGTGTACTCTGCGTCAATGTTTATAGCCTGCGAGATGAGTAGCGGGTCTACCTGTACGCCGTAATCGTTTATACGTTGGTCAATCGCCCACAGTAGCCATTCCCTATCGAGGAGCGGGAAAGCTTCAAGCCGTTTACGTATAGCACGTTCAACCTCTACGTCAACTCGACAGTATTCAATGAATTGATTCCACTTTTCGACATTATCTGCTGGGTTCGCTTGAACGCCTTCTTTGTTAGGTATACAGAACCAGCGAATAAGTTTCTTACCGTTAGCGTCTTTTTGTATGTCCAGCCCTAAAGCTTTCGCTACACCATCTAAGTTAGGCGGTAACCCTAGCGCCAAGGAGTGAACGGCTGTACAGCGCCACTGCTCAGGGGGAAGCTCGATACCTAAATGCGCCGATATGCACGTTCGTTCAAAGTTAGCGTTGAAGGCTGTTTTTATAACAGCAGGGTCAGTTAGTGCGGCGACAATGTTTGGTGGTATACGTTCTCCCTTAGAACAATCGACGACAAGCACAGGCTCATCGTCGATTGCGTAAGCGAACAGTAGGAGCGAGAAGTCTGAAGGCTCTGCGTATTTATATACGCCCGCTTTAGGCAAATCTTCACTACTGTACGTTTCAATATCAATACTTAAAATATTCATTAGTTCAAGAAATCGTCGTCGTCATCTTTGAAAGCTGAGAAATCATCTTCGGCTCTAGTCTTACCACCAAGACTTTCACCATCGGATAGTTTCTGAATGTTATTTAGACCAACACCAATTCCTCGGTTACCGTTTACGCTGAAGGCGTAGAAATTGATAGACGCTCGACCGTAGCAACCTGAGTAAACCTCAGTTGAATCTAGGATAGGGTTGAGGTCTTTATCAACGACTCCTACCTTCTGCTTAGATGATGCGTTGATGAAGTAGCAACCAGCGTACTCCTTCGAGTCGGGTCTTTCCTCGTCACCGTCACGTAGCGGTAATTTAAGGTTAGGTGGAACTTTCCCATTCCATTTGGACTTGCCTTCTTCGATAGCAGTATCAATAGCTTTCTTAACCTTGGCAATCGTTTCCTTATCCGACTTAGGGATAAGAAGTGCAACGGAATACTTCGGCTCGGCTCCTTCAATAGAAGCCTTTGGGGTGAAGATGTTGCAGTAGCTGAATCTGACTTTTCCTGTTACTACTTTGGTTGACATTTTGACATTTCTCCTTTGCTTTTCGCAATTTATTATTGAAAATCCGTCATAGCGGAGTTTTCACTAGATATAGCTTCTCGCTTATCACCGAGAAGGGCTAACGTTGGCTTACCGACAGGCTTAACAATTAAATCTGATAGAATCGTAGAGAAGGCTTTCTTACCTATCTTCTTCTCGAGATTCGTTATACTCTGTAACTCCCTAGAGTAAATATCTTCTTCTTTGTAGCCATGATTTAATAATACTTCTACTACTTTGTTTTCGTCAAGGTACTTTCTATTCGACCTTCCTAAAACTACTTTGAAGTTCGGATATTCCGTACCATGATTATACGCTTGGTCTAAAGCCCAACCTTCTATGTCGGATAGCCAACGAGTGAACTCGTCTGCCCGTAGTAGAATGTCGTTAATATCTTCGATGCTCAACTTAGTAGGTGGCTTAAATTCGTACTGTGCGAGAGACAAGTTAGCATCTGCCCTAGCCTTACAAATAGCCCTAGCCTTACAAAATCTACAATGCTCCCCAGCTACAAACTCACCGTCACCTACTAGAGCCATCTGCGCCCTAGGCTTGACGTAATTATCAGCCCAATCATATAGAGCGTCAACGTTAATCGTTGCTGTCGATATGATGTCAAGTCTTGGCTGAACGATAGTCATTTGCACGTTTTCTATCTCGTAGATAGAACCGAATTGGTTTAGAACACCTAAAGCATATAACATCATCTGTGTATTATTCTCTGCACTAACACTAACACCTTTGCCATACTTCAAATCTATCACTTCGACCGTACCATCGCAAACGATGACGCAGTCACCTGTACCGAACCCATCAGGTACATAATCCGAGAAATCCAAACGTTGCTCAAACAATATGGTAGCATCAGAGGTTTTAAGTCTTGCGGCGATATACCGTTCTTGTATATAGTCCGTATAAACCTTAACGTAGTCGGACATCTCGCCATCATCATCTATAAAGTTACTCGTCTGCCCAAACATAAAACGAAGTCTGCTCTCCGCTAGTTCGTGCGCCCTTGTACCTTCTTCAGCATAAGGGCTGGTCGTATCTTCGAACCCATCTTCCATTACGATGGAAGGCGTACAAGCCAACCAGCGACTCGATTTACTAGCTGATAGTTTTGCGTGTTTACGTGAAGCGTGATCTAAACTCATAGTGCTAACACCTCTTTATAGAGTGCGTTGTAATCACTCTCTTTCACTTTACTCAGTGAGTTTTCCGTTGTGTATTTTGAAAGCAAAGCTTTAACTTCATTCTGCTTCCCCTGCTTCGATAGCCTAACCATGACTTCCCTAATATTTTCAATACTTACCGTTTTTTCTTCTGTCGGTACAGATTCGACACTTTCAGACTCGCTAGGCTCAGTGAAGTTTGTAGCGAAAGAGATAATACTATTCACTTTACTAGGGTCAACCCGTAGAGCATCAGCTAAATTGTTTATTGCTTTTTCCAGCTCAGGTACATAAACCTCAATCTTGATGAAAGGTTGTTTACTCATAAGAAATGCCACCCCCATTCAAATACCTATGTAGGAAAGCTTCAAACGTAATTTCCCGCAGGTAAGGTAGATTCAACTTCACATACTCTGACGAATAGTAGTTACCCAACTTTTCAATAAGGGCATCGTTCAACATCGTTTCGACTGTTTCGACATTATGCATTTTTTACGACTCCTCCACTATGAAGTTTGGGATAAACCAATTACCATAATCGCTTTTATCGTGGACGCTCACATGGTATCTATTTTTGGAATAGCGAGGTATATTACCTGTCCCTACACGAACGTACTTCATCTCTTTTCTAGCTAGTGCATTACCCATCACAATTTTTGCTTCCTCTAAAGATTCACAAAGGATAACCAGCTTGTTAATCTTTCCTTCCGCCTGACCCCAACCACTCATAAAATCATCATTCATAACAACGTAATACTTTTTCGCAGTTTCCATTTTGTCATTCCTCCATTTTCTTTTTGATTGTCCATGTATACGACACGATTAGAGTAACCATAAGTACTACTACCCATTCCCAAAAGTTAAGCAAGCTACCAATCTTCCAAACTAGAAAAGATATGAAACTAACCACTTTGATTAAGAACGCTATAAGGATAACACCGACAACCGCTAAAACAGGTTTACTTATAAACATTTTACCATTCGACCTTTCTAAACAACTTTTTCGTGTCAAACTCTACTCCGACAGCATCTGCAAACTTGATAATGGTATCTACGGAGAGTGTTTCAGCATGGGGCATTAAATCTCTAATCCTCCCGCTCTCATCAAGCGTCACGTTGAAATGACGGGCGATAAGCTCTGCGGTTTTAAGCGTTGGTGCGCATTTGCCACGTTCAATGTTGTTGTAATAGACACGTGAGATTCCAACCTTTTCGGCTACCTCGTACTGCCAGTAACCTTTCGACTTCCGCAAAGAAACTAAGTTGTGTAACATCATGGTATCACCTCGCTTTCTTATAATCTGAACTTCACATTTCCAATAATAAAGCACATAGATAAATTTGTAAAGAGGAAATTTGAAATTTTTTTCAAAATAAAAAAGCCACCTGTTAGGTGGCAATCCGAGATAAACTCGGTTGAGGAGTAGGCTCGAATCCTACAATAAAACTATATCATAAATAAATATTTACAACAAGCCTTTAGACTTCATAATATCATATACTTGCTGAAGCCAATTCTTAGCCCATTGTGCTTCTCCGCTTTGTTCACCAAGTTTCATCAGGTTAACCATGTACTCTGCTTGGTTACGAACAACATCTAATTCTTTGATTTGGCTGTCCCATGAATTAACTTGAATAAGCCTATGTTGTAAAGTTTCGACTTCGGCTCTAATATTTGCATAATCGTGAGCTGGGCACGCTGTCGGATTTAGCTCGCTGTGTGCTTTGATTTGCTTGTAGCTAGGCAATACTCGTGCTAGTTGTAATGAAACAGCTTGTAGTAGCACTCTATCTTCTTGTGAAAGCGAATCTTGTGTATAATCGCCACTCACGCTAACGTGAATCGTATAACCGTTATTATTAGCAACTCCATACGTTCTATCAACTAGCGTGTTGCAATAGTAAGCTGTTCCGTTGCGAATGTATATGTGATAAGGAAATCCTGCATCGCCTTTAGGTTCGCTTACTTTTAGGCTAATATGGTGTCTAGCAATATTACTCATCAACTGAATGTCAGACTGCGATGCAGTCCTAGATTTAGGGATAGCATCGTGATGATAAACAACAGTTGTTAAATTGGAAACAGGGCGAACTCCTGCGAGTTCAGCCCATGTGTAATTAGGATTAACAGGTAGTTGGGAACGAACGTCTACTACCTGTTTGCAACCTAGCAAATCTAAAATATCTTTATCTAATGCGAAGTTCATTCGTTCCACCTACTTCTCGGAATTTTGTACTTCAGCTTTTTGGTGACTGACCACGACACCCACGATAGTAACGATAGCCGCAACTCCGTTAGCGATAGCGTTGATGTCCTCGTTTGAGATATGGACACCAAATGGTTCAAGGATTAGTTTGATTGCACCAAGCAAAGCAGGGACAAGAGTAACTAAATTAAGTTTTTTCACGCTAACCCTCCTTTTACAATGAAGCTAACAATACCTGTAATTATAGCACCAATGAAAGTTATGA